ATGGCCAAAGATGATCGCTATCTGCAGCTCTTCAGAGGGCGATGGCGCTACTTCCGGCGCGTGCCGAAACGCGTCGCGCATCTTGACGATCGGGGTGTGATTCAGGTGGCGCTCGGCACATCGTCGCTGGATGTGGCCAGGATTCGCCGTGATGCCATGGAAGAGGCCGACAATCTTCATTGGGCCTCGCTTGCTGCTGGCGGTACTGAACAGGCTGAGCAGCGCTATGAAGCTGCGCGCATGCGGGCTAAGGCACTTGGCCACGCCTATAAACGTCTGGACGATCTGGTGCAGGATGCACCGCTTGATGAAATTGTCAGCCGTATCGTTGCCCTGAAGTCCAAGGATGGGGCGCAGCTGTCAGCTGATACGGAAGCCGTTCTTGGCGGTGCCGTGACGCCGAAGGTCAAGCTTTCGAAAGCCTATGACATTTTCATAGAGCATTGCGCGGCTGAAGAGCTGTCCGGCAAGAGTGCTAACCAGATCAAACAGTACAAAAAGGTGAAGCTGCGGGCCGTCAACAATTTCATAAAAATTGTCGATGACAAGACACTTGATTCGATCACCGATGACGATGCGCTGAAGTTCTATGATTGGTGGCAGGGCCGGATCACCGGCAAGGGCGGCGACAAGCGGCTGTCCGGTAATTCCGGCAACCGGGATGTCGGCAACCTGCGCCGGATCTACCGCGAGGTGTTCGCCAGGCTGGGCGAACGCAAGCGGCCGAACCCGTTTGACGGCTTGTCGTTTCAGGACCCGAAGCGGCTTCGGGATACGCCGCCGCCGTTTCCTGTCAGCTGGATTCGGGATCGGCTTCTGAAGGCAGAGAGCTATAGAGCCGAGAAAGGCAAGTTCCGGGCACTTAACCCGCAAGCTCTGATCATCTTTCTGACCTGCATCGAAACCGGGTGCCGCCCATCGGAGCTGTGCAACATCGACCCGGCGCGGATCTTTCTCAAAGATGCCATTCCGCACATAGTCGTCGATTTTGACGTGTCGCGTGAAATCAAGACCGAATCCAGCGTCCGGCGCATCCCCCTGGTTGGCATTGCCTTGAAGGCCATGGAATGCGCGCCGCAGGGCTTTCCGAAGTATCGGGACAAGGAAAACGTCTTTTCGGCCACCATGATGAAGCATTTGCGGCGGCGCAGTTTGTTGCCATCCGATAAGCACATTGTCTATTCGGTTCGGCATTCGTTTGAAGACAGGCTGAAATCAGCGCATGTCGACCCGGAAATGCGGCGGCTGTTGATGGGGCATTCCATCAACCGGCCGGAATATGGCGAGGGGGGTGATTTGGCGCTTCGTCTTGAGCTGCTGAAGCGGATAGAGCTGCCTTACGATTCAAACCTGCTGGATCTGATCAGCGCAGACGCCTAAGACGCGTGTTGCTCAAGCCCACGGGCGCGGGCACGAATACGCGTCAAGGCGTCTTGGCGCTCTTCCAGGGCTTGCAGCTCTCGTTCCAGGCGCTGATACATCGGCACATATTTCTCGCCGCCGGGCAGGTTGATGATCTTTGCCATCGTATCGAGGCAGTCATTCAGAACGCCCGGCGTGATCTTGTCGCCTGGTTTCCAGCGCCGCGCCATCCTATCCACCATTCATCAGACGGATTTTGAACGTGTTCAGTGTGGCGTTGTATGTGGCTTCCGCGTCTGCGGCTTCCTTCGTGTGCCCGCTGGTCTCCAGCCAAGTGATTTCCGCTTTCATGCTTGCAAGATAGCCAGCAGTTATAAAACGTGCTGTTCGCCGATGATCGGAGCTTTCGTCGGTCTCACGTTTCTTGACCGGTTGCGGGTAGCGGCCGTCCCTGAGAATAGCCATCAAAACCCCCTCGGGAAAAGCCAGAAAAGGGCCTGGCCGGCGACGATGCCGACGGCCAGGCCGAGTGACACCCGCGATGCGACGCCAGCCAAGAGGCGCTGCATTGTTGAACCTGCGGGTGCGGGGGAGGTTCTGGGTTTTTTGGAAGGGGTCTTGTCCGGCCAGTTGCCGAATTCGCTGTCAGCAGCTTTCAGGGCGGCGGCTCGGGCGCATATCATGGTGGCCACAAGGACAATCAGGCAAAGGCCGATCACAGTCCACAGCCAGGGTGCAAGGGTGCGGATGATCTCAAGTAGCGTTTCCATGGGCCTTGTCCTTGTCAGGTGGGTCAATGCTTGCAACGGCGGCTTCGGCCACCTGCGCTGAAAGATCGTGAATGTTGGCCGGGCCGGTGACTGTGTGGCCGTTTGCGGCAAGGGCCGCGCGGATGGCCTTCAGGGCTTCCGGTTTGCCGTAAACGACGGCGTCCTCTGCCTTGTCCGGCTGGGCCAGAACCAGCGTTTCCACCTGCTGGCCGTGCACATATTCCTGCCTGCCGTCCTCATGGGTAACGATCAGAGCACGGGTCGGGCTTTTGGCGGATTGGTAAAACCGGATCTGCGCGGCTACGCTGGCGAAGCACTTGTGTGAACTGTCAGCCAGTATTTCGAGGTACTCGACGCGCTTCTCAATCGGTTCGTGCGTCGCCTCGCAAAACCATTTCAAGCCATTCAGCAAGACCTTCAGGGATGATGCTGTGTTTTGAATGCTGGCGGTCATGGCTGCGTCTCCTGATTGTGTTTCCGCCGGAAACGCTACCAACTCGCTTGCACCTTGGCTCGCACTCAGGGATTGTATTTCCCTGACGACAGAAACTAAGGGCTGTTGTGGAGTCATTGCCAATCTGGGCCTTTACGTTCAATTCACATGATATTTGCACGCATAAGCGTGCAAATCAAGTAAATGAACGCAAAAAAGTTGAAGCCAATGTCGCAAAGGGCCTAAAATTGCCGCGCAATATTGGTGAAACTAGCTAGATTGGTGTTGAAAATGTTCGACAGGGGCGTTGTTTTGGCGGGCGTACAATTTTCAATTATTGATTTAATGAAAGCTGGCGCACAGCTCGAAGAGAAATTGCGATCCTTTGGGGTTGCGCACATTGAGTTGCATGACGAAGTGCGCAAGTATCACGCAAGTGTCGATCTATCGGACAAGGGTTATGTCGGTGAATACTTCCACCGGTCAATCAACACTCTGCCGCCTTCCATGTTCCAGGGGATTACCTGTCGCTCAGACTCTGGGGAGGTAGTCGCCACCTCCGCGATCCGCTGTGACGAAATCGCAGGGTGGGATCTGGACCGATATATTCGCGAGTTTTGGGAGCGTGCTTATAGAACCGAAGCGGGGGAGCCCGTTGTGCTGGCAGATGACGCGGTGTCGTTTGCCAAAGGGATAACCGGGCAGATTGCGTATGTTGGTGACACGTATGTTGCGGAGCGGTGGCGTGAAAACAACCTCGCTGCCTACTTGGTTCGCTTGTGCCTGGTAATTGCCAATACTAAATGGGCGCCAGTCTACACGTATGGCTGGATGGCACGGCATCATGCCTTTCAGAAAGCACTCTTTCTACGCTGGGGTTATCCGGCTTGTTATGGCGGTGGCCTCAAATGGAAGTCGCCACCGGCAAATAAGGCATATGAAGATTTGTGTTTCTTGGGCTGTGACCCTGCCGGGATCGTCCAGCTCCTTCAAAGGCCCTTGGATATCGGGCCGCTTGAGAGTTGAAGGCGTAGACGCCCATGAACCAAGCCCCTTGTCCATTTGTTATCGGAAAGACTGCGCGAGAATAAGAAACAGGCCTGTTGTCTGTTGCCATCGCGTCACGGCACTCGATGTGCTCGACAACTACTTGCGTATAGTTGATGCAATCCCGGTATCCTTCGGCGGTTAGTCGCCGATAGGTGTCGCTAAACACAGAGCCAGGAGAAACCGGCGTTTTCGGCCAGTCAAAGCCAAATTCGGTTGATGCTAGTGTTTCGCTGCCTCCAAACAGTATCTTTGGCGAGTCCAGCGTTAACGGGTTTCCGTCCAGCCAAACCAAGTGTTCGGAATAGCGGCCTAGCTTTTCGTCGATTACGAAGTCGCTTCGAATGCAATCGGAAATCAGATCCTTCACAATTGGATCGTCGACAGTCGACAAGTAGGTCAAATCTAGTCTGGTTGCGTTGTTTCTCATGGCATCATGTTTTGTTGCAGCATGGCGGCCTGCAGGAAGAAATCAGCATGTTTCATGAAAAGCTCAATGTCTTCACCGGTCAAGGTTTCCGGCTGGCTGTGGCCAAAGAGGTTGTGACACACGAATGAGCCCAGAAAGACCGTCAAGTTGTACTCCGCGCATTCATCCAGAAACAGCTGCAGCTGTTGATGCTCAGTCAACGGAGCAACGTCGGAATAGAGTTCCTTGGCGAACCTAAGAAGTTTCTCGCGGTCTTTAGAATTCGCCATGTATCGCCCCAAGGTGCACAAACGTTTATTTGATTTTTGCAGCATGTGAACTGCCGTTCAGTCATTTAAAGGATAAAGTTAATGGGCTGTAAAGATCAATTTGCGGTTGAAACGCAGAATACATAAATTACAACCTTTGATATCGTAAAGGTTGTGCCCCTATTGGTGTTTTTAACTATCAGAAGTGTCGGCTAATTTTAGCGCGTAAATCTTTTTCACAAGTTTTGCACGGGTGCTGGCTGGTCCGAGCTTTCCATATACTTGCCGTTCTATCTCGTACGCCTCTTCGAGAGATGCCATAAGCAGCTCGGTATCCAGTTCATTGCCATTTGCAATTGAAGCCAGTTCGTCAAATGCTGCGACGGTTTCGGGCGTTGCGCTGCCGTTCGTCGAGCCGAGAATCCAGTTCTGAAGCGCTTCGAACGAAACACGTGCGTCGCTCGCAAGCTTTTTCATTTCGTCGATGCTAAGCTGATCGCCTTGAGACAGCGACTTCAAAAACGTTCGTTTTTCTTCAAAAGAGAGTGCATCGGCTATCGCAAGGATTTCGTCGATTTTGGGATTGGCCGGTTTTCCAGTCAATACCCACCCAGCGTCTATGGAAAGTGCGTCGCATAGTTGCGCAAGTCCCTTTTGGCCGGGCATGCGTTCTAACGTAAACAGCTGAGAAACAGCGTTTACACCGAGCCTTGCGGACTTGGAAATGCTTCGGTTGCTCTTGCCACTCAGCAGAATGGCAGCGGCAATTCTATCTATTGGGCGTGCACTCATGCTGGATTTATAGAGTTCTTCGTGCGTGATAGCACGTACGTAAAAGCGTTCATTATTATAGACATGCACGCATAAGCGTGCATTATCTCGCTCATGCCCCATGAGTTGATCCAACCCATCGAAACATTCTTGGCGCTCAAGCAGCGATGCGGCGAGCGTATGTCGCCCTATCATTTCGGGCGGGTGGCTGTCCAGGACGGACGATTGCACGAACGTCTTGTTAGCGGTGGTGACATTGTCACCAAGAAAGCGACGGCCATTCGGAAGTTCATCCATCAAGAAACCTTGCGGTTAGTAAAACAATACGGCGTCGATGAAGTTGCGCCATGTCTTTTGATTTCATCATCTTTGGCGGAAACCGATCTGTCATCCCCGAAAACCGGTAAAAATTCGGGGGTAGGTCTATGAGCATCGGTCGGCGCACAACCGACACTGATCGGCGCGGCTTGAAAATCGCCACGCAGCGCACAGTGCAAATGTGTGGTGGTCAGGACTATTCCGCGACGGTCACGCGTGTTCACTCCAAAACGCTTTCTGACTACGGCAACACCGGCAACGAGCGGCACGGAGACACGTTCATGCCGGTGGATGTCTTCGCGGACCTGGTGATCGACTGCGCCGAGCGCGGCGAGGTGGCGCCAATGCTAGAGCGCTTGTGCGAGCTGGCCGGTGGGCGCTTCGTGCGCGTGCACGGGGACGGGCTGCTTGCAATCACTGAAGAAATCATGCGCCAGGCCAAAGCGTTGCAAGACCATGTCAGTAACGGGGAGGCGGCGGAATGAACCTACCAGTTGCAGGCTTCCCGCAAGGGTTTGATGGCTTCTTCCAGGCCGGTCACGTCAAATTCTCCAGTCATGGCGCCACGGCGGCCGATGTAACGCATAAGCATCGTGTCAGCCGCCATCATGCGGTCGAGCATTCTTTTGGACCTCGCGTATCCAAACAAGGCCAAAAACTCAAAATCGGCAGACCGTTCCATTGTGATGGCGTCTGCCGGGTCTTTGTCAAACCGGATTTCTACAGGCGCGCTGCGGTCACTGACCGTTTGGCCACCCATGTGGAATGCGAGCATTGTCGTGTTTTCTTCGCACTGGATGACCAGCGAGACACGTGCTTGTCCAATCAGAGCCTGAAAGGGTTCTCTCGATGTGTTGATGAGCGTCACTTTGGGGCTGTCGTCGAACTTGGACGTGTCCATTTCCCGTGTCCAGTTTTCGCGCCAGTTCTCATTTTTCTCCGTCGTGGCGCCTTTACCAGCCGCTTTGTAGCCAGCGATCCGGTCGTAGCAGACAAGGCGGTGTTTGTCGCTTCGGATTTCGACACAGGAAGCCAAGTCATCGGCTGCCATAGCAGGGCCGGAAAGCGCGCAAACGGCGGCGAGCAGCGCAGATACAAATTTCATCAATCGCAATCTCCGTCACGTGGATGCACTAGAGCAAATCCACTCGCAAAAGTCGAGCGGAGGGTTGCGGTATGAGCCTTCTGGACAAGTGCAGCGGTGAGCAGTTGGTGCTTTTGGCGGGCCGCCTGCGCGGCATTGCGGCGCAAAAGACCAGTGCGGCCAAGGCGAGTGTCACTCTTGGTCAGATGTCCGACGACGTCTTTGACACCAAGTCCGCGCTTCAGACCGCCCGAACCTTCATCGACGACAGCAACGACGTGACCATGGCCGCCGACCTTTTGGCGGAACTGGCCGAAGCGAAAAGGGCGACACCCTCATGAGCCTCGCAGATCCTTCCTTTCCTGTGACGGGCAGTCTTGTGGGCCGGACGCTGCCGCGCCCCAAGCCGGGCAACCCGATTCCGCGAAAGCTGGCCCGCGAGAAGCAGGACGCGGTGTTGCGCGACTATATGAGCGGCGCTAGCGAAAGCTACATCGCAGCCAAATACGGCGTTGGTCAAAACTATGCGCGCGTGCTTGCACGCAGGCGCGGTTTGTCGCGTGCGCGCATGCGCAAGGGCGTTGCCTATCCCGATCTTTTGGAGCGGATCAAGACCAACTTTCTGGCCGTCGAACAGGCGATGCGCGAGTTGCGCCGCGACATCAGTTTTTTGAGTGAATTGGAGGCGGATGCCGATGCCGGTGACGAGTGAAGAGGTGCCCGCCTACCGTCAGGCGGTGAAGGCCGCTGACACAATCCGCAAATTCTGGATGGCGCGGCAGATGATCGTTTCAACAGAAGTGATTGAAGCTGCGCCGCGCGATCCGGGCTTTGCGATTGAATACGGCGTGCGCTCCGACATGGTCAACGGCCTGCCGGTGGTGCGTTTGCAGCGGGGCGCGATCCGATGAGCGCCGAGATCCGCAAGACGCTGCGCGTTTACTCCTGGGCGCGGGGGCAGCACCGGCTGCGCGGCAAGGGCGCGCCGGTTTCCTTTGCCGCGATTGCCGAAATGATTAGCGCTGACACCGGATTGCCGCTGACAACAGCGTCAGCGGCATTGGCAGGCGGGTTTTCCAGCAAGGACACGCAAGCACGGCTTGCCGCCTGGAACGGGTTGAAGTTGGCCCAAAAGCACGGACAGCCCGTGCTGGTGGTGGACCCTACGGCCGACTTTGACCCCGGATCGGTGTCCGGGGCAGGGCGCGGGCTGGGGGCAGGGGCTGCGCCAATCTCAATTGAAGACGCGCGGCGGCGCGTGGATGGTAGGAGCAAAGCGGCATGATGCGGCTGGACCGGGAAAAGCTGGGTGAAGCCCTGCTGCGTGAGCGTGAAAAACGCGGCCTGAACATGCGGGCGGTTCATGCGCTCACGGGTATCAGCATTGCGACGATCAGCCGGGCAGAGCGCGCTCATCCTGATATCTATGCCAGCGCGGAAACAGTGTTGATCCTTTGCAAGCTCTATCGGCTCGACCCGTTGCGCTTTGTTCAGGATGTTTCACGGGAATACACCCATGAAACAAGCCGAATGGAGGCGTTGGCCGATGGGTAAACGCTCCAGCCGTCCAAGGGTCGACAAGGACCTTTATTGCACGATTGATCCGCGTGCCGTGCCGCCGTTGATCCCATTTTTGAGGTGGGAGCGGATCAGCAGCTTTATCGATCCGTGCTGGGGCTGGGGTCACTTGGTGGGGCCGCTTGCGCGGGCGGGGTTGACCTGCCTTGGCCGGTATGACCTTGAGCCGAAAATGACACGCAAGGTTGACCCGGATTTGCCGGGCGTCCAGGGCCATGTGATCCAGCGCGACGGGCGTGATCTTTCTTTCTCGGACCTGAACGGGGCCGATGCGATCATCGCCAATCCGCCCTGGACCTTCGCGATCCTGAAAGAGCTGATTTGCCGGTGGGCAAAGATGGCGCCGACCTGGCTGTTGTTTTACGGCAACTGGCTTTTCACAGAGCGTGCCGCGCCGCTGATCAACGGCTACCTGACCGACTTCGTGCCGGTACCGCGCCTGCAATGGATACCGGGCACCGACCACGCAGAGAAAGACAGCTGCGGCTGGTACCGCTTCCACTTTGCTGAAGCGCAGGAAAGCCAAGTGCCGCGTTTCTGGCCGTTGGGATCATCCCCCTTTGCGGGTCTGCCAGTGGCAAAGCCCTTGGGCGAGCGCAACGACAATTTCCGTTTTCAAGAAAGGGTGGCGTGATGAGCGCGCAGGGCGATGACTATTCAACCCGCTTGGCAGCGTTGATTTATGCCGCTGGGTGCTTTGCCGGGCAGGACCCGGAAGAAACGGCGCTCTTGTTGCTGGGCGCGGCGGGTATCGCTGCTGAGACAAACGGGGTGCTTTTGTCCGAGGCGTTCGAGGCGATGCAGGAAGCCTATGAGGCGTCGGCTCAGACCAACAGCGACGGAAAAGACGGAGGTCATTTGCAATGAGCGATCCGGGCGGCGTTGCGGCCGAACAGTTGCAGGCGTTTGTCGAGCGCATCGAGCGTGTTGAGGAAGAAAAGAAGGCCCTCAACGACGACCTGAAAGACATCTACGCCGAAGTGAAATCGGCAGGCTTCGACAAGCAGATTCTGAAACGCGTTGTCTCCTGGCGGCGGAAAGAGCCGCACAAACGCGAAGCGGAAGACGCCGTCTTTGACCTTTACGTACACGCGCTCGGCATGGCGCCGGACAAGGGGGATTCGTGATGGCTGATCACTCCAAGATCGAATGGACGGATGCGACGTGGAACCCGATCACCGGGTGTTCGTTGATGTCGGAGGGGTGCCGCTTTTGCTATGCGGCCGAGCTGGCGGCAACGCGGCTGAAAAACCATCCCTCACGGGTGGGCCTGACGAAGAAAAGTGCGGCTGGTGTGGTGCAGTTCAACGGCAAGGTTCGGTTCAATGATGACTGGCTTGACCAGCCGCTCAGATGGCGCAAGCCGCGCATGATTTTTGTCTGTGCGCATGCGGACCTTTTTCATGAAAACGTTCCGGATGACTGGATCGACAAGATCTTCGCCGTTATGGCGCTGTGCCCGCAGCATACGTTTCAGGTGCTGACCAAGCGGCCGGAGCGGATGAAAAAGTATGTGTCCGCTTTCACAGATGAGGCGTTGCAATGGGAACGCCTTGGGGATGCAGGGGGCTGGCTTGTCGGAAATCGCGCGTATGAGGATGCTGGGGCTGCACAGTGGCCCTTGCCGAATGTGTGGTTTGGGGTCTCTGTTGAGGATCAGGTGACTGCCGACACGCGGATTCCGTATCTGCTGGATACGCCTGCGGCCGTGCGGTTCTTGTCGGCTGAGCCGTTGTTGGGGCCGGTCAACCTGCATGAGTTCTTGCTTGGGTATCGTGCCGGGCATCCTGCAAAGTGTGTTTGCGGTCATCCGCACGGGTTCACGCGCTGCCCAAACTATGGACGCGTTTCGAAGCAAGCGAGTTGGCCAGGCGGCGCTTGCAAGCAGTTCCGAAAAGCACCTTTTGCTGACGGTTTGCATTGGGTGATTGCCGGTGGCGAGAGCGGGCGGAAGGCACGGCCCATGCACCCGCAATGGGTGCGGGACCTGCGCGACAAATGCGCAGCGGCTGAGGTGCCGTTTTTGTTCAAGCAGTGGGGGTCTTACCTGCCATGGGAACCGGCGCACGGCCCCTGCTGGAGAGCGCAAAACGGTCAGTGTGAAGATCATCACATTCTGTTTCCAAGCGATTGGGATACCGACCCGACCTGGGATGATGGCCTCGGCTTTGTTGCCGAAGGACTAGAGCACTTTGCGTTTCAGAAGGTTGGCAAGGGTGCTGCCGGGCGAACGCTCGACGGCGTGACGCATGACGGGTTTCCGGAGGTGCGGTCATGAAAGTCAAAATTGTTTCAGGCGGTACAGGGCGCACAACGCAGGTTTTTGACGTTCAAGGTGTTGAGATCCCTGGCATTACGCGCGCTCGGGTTGAGTTCTCCCCCAATGAACTGGTTCTTGCGACTTTGGAGCTTTCGATAGTCGATTGCAGCGTTGTGGCAGAAGCGAAATTCATCGGGCCGAACGGCAAGCCGATTGCGAAAGTCATCTACATAGATGGTTCGGAAGACACCTATGGCGTGGTGTCGGAATGATCGCACTTGCTTTTCACGCGTTTACTTTGGGCTTGATTTTGGGGTGCTTGTTTGTGCGTCGCGGCGAGCCGAAGCGTCTGTCACTCGCGTTGTCCGCACTCATTATCGCCTGGGCTGGCATCGCAATCGTTGAACTGGTGCAAGGCTTATGACCCCAAAACGCATTCAAATGACGCGAAACAAGCCCTGGCGGTGTGAGGCGCCGGAGGCGGTGAAGGTGGACCGGTCCACCAAGTGGGGCAATCCGTTCAGGATCGGTGATGACATGCCCGGTGCGCCTGGTGTGCCGATGGACGCGGAGGACGTGTGTCAGTGTTTCGAGCTGCTCACGATTCCCACGCTGCCGGTGCATGAGCTGACCGACAAAGATCTTGCCTGCTGGTGTGCCCCCGGTGCGCCCTGCCATGCCGATGTGCTTTTGAAATACGCGAACCGCTGTGCGGGTCAGTCGTCAGCTGATGGGGAGATGTGATGTTTTTCGGCGGTATTCTCAATCACGCTTCGTATCTCAGATTGAGTGCGTCCTATCATGATGCTCAAATTGTCGAGCCTGTTTTGCAAATTGCTCTGCCTTTCAAGCCCAGCTCTAGAATTCATTGCTTCAACAAACTTTTTGTTGGCGATTGCGAGGTCCGGCAACTCTGCATGAAAGGAGTAGTTCGATATTACCTTTGTGCTGAAGTCCTCCATGCGTCTCGCAGAGTTCGACAATTCGCTCAGGGCGCGCAAAATCTCCTTTCGACGCCCATTAAATACCTTGAAATGTACCGGTGGAATTTGAGCGGTCTTCAAGTCTATTTTTGCCTGCACAATGGTGTCCTGGAGCGCATTTTTCTTTGCAATGAGTGTGTTGTGCATGAGGTCTTGGGTGCCGTCAATTTGCAGAGACGCCCCAATTATTTGATCTGTGTTGGTGAGTGGGTCAGTCGCCCGCGTCACATTAAGAACGGTAAATTCCAAGCTCGTTTCAAGTTGTGTAAGTTCTCCAAGGGACTGTCTTGCTTCTTCGCGACTGGAAATACTAATCTGTTCAAGCAGCGGCCTGATCTGTGTGAGGCCGATCCAAAGAGCAGCTCCTCCTGCATACCACCCGCTCAGAGCGCTTATCCATTGGCGAAAGGGCTCGATTCCGCCGAATGCTGCGCCGACAAGAATCCCGCCTCCGAAAATTGCAAGGACCATGATGCCCTTGGCGAAGGTGTCCGGGTCAAGTTTTTTGATCATGCAGTTGTCCCCCGTTCCATACGCAACCTGACGTGTTCGCCGGTTGCAGGCAAGGGGAGGGCTGCGGCGTGAGCGATTTTGCACTTGATTGGGCACTTATGCAGCCCGTGCGCGGCGATGCGGCGCGGGCCGTGCTGACTGTGCTCGCCAGCGTCCATCATCAGGGCGGGTTCTGCGTGCCGACACAGCTGGTTTGCGACAAGGCCAGGCTTGACCGGTTTGCGACCGTTGCCTCGCTCTGGGAGCTGCGAAACGCGGGATTAATCCGCGCCGAGGGCATCGGCGGGCTGATGTCCGTCGAGCTGGGGTGCGATTTCCAGTTGGAGGGCGCTGAATGAGCCATAAAGCAACCAATTGGGCGGTCGAGCAGCGGGGATTGAAGCCAGCAACCAAAGTCGTCCTTTGGCATCTTGCAGACCGGCATAACAGGGAATTCGGGTGTTTCCCTTCTCAAGCACTTCTTGCACACGATTGTGAGATGAGCCGCGCAAGCCTGAACAATCACCTTAAGTTGCTTGAGGAACGCGGGTTGATCCGGCGCATTCAGTCGCGCAACAGCAGGACATTCAAGCAGGAAAACACGCGTTATCTGTTGGCTTTCGAGGACGGCTTCACGCCACAGAAACATGATGATGACAAAAGGGATGCGGGGCCGTTGCCGTGTCCAGAAACTGGACACGGAAATGACGCCGAACCCGTGTCCAAAAATGACGAAAAGCCGTGTCCAAAAAACGACGATTCCCGTGTCCAGAATTTGGACACTAACCCTGTAAGAGAACCAGTAACTCAACCAGGAAACGCGCAGGCGCGCGGAGAGAGAGATTTTGAAGCTCGATCTTCGAAAAAGGTTGAAAAGCTGTTTTGGAAGCTGGTGAAAGACTGGCCGCAGTTGCACGGCATGCCCAAGCAGCGGGCACGATCCGTCTTTGAGCAGCTGAGCGCAGAAGAACAGGATCAAGCCATCGCCAAGCGTGAGGTCTGGTTGAAGCTTTTGAAAAGTCAGGGAAAGGACCATGTGCCCGCACCGACAACCTATCTGTCTCAAAAACTCTGGAAAGATATCCCTGCTGATTTCGATTTGGCAGGAGAGCAGGCAGCGCAGAGAGTTGCCGCGCCTTTCGGCAAGATGTGGGGCGCTATCCGCTTTGCCGACCTGATGCGCGAGCCGTACGGTCCAGCGCCGAGGTTCACCAGTGCGGAAGAGCGGATGGTCGCCGATGGGATCTACCAGCCCGCCGAGCTGATGCGGCAGAAGCTGGTCAGCTGCGGGTGGCCACGTGTGAACACGCTGCATGAGCGCGCTATTCGCAAAAAACACGGCACGACCGAAGACCCAGCCTTGGCGCCCCTGGCGGATCTGTTCGGCCAGGTGGGCAAAGGGTCGGAGCTGTGGAGCGCCTGGAAGGGCTTGCATGCCGAGCGTGGCTGGCCGTGGTTTGGCGAGGATCGCGATTGCCCGGATTGGGTGTGGCTACCGGATTCGCCGTGCGAGGCCGACACCTATGACAGCGCGAGTGACGCAGTGCGGGCAGCAATGGCGCGTTTCGAAAATCAGCATGCATCCATCTCAGAAAGGCAGGCGGCGGAATGAGCAAAGGTGCTCCGAATATCGGCAACAAGGCGCTGGAACAGGATTTCGGTTTGCTTCGGTCGTTGCTGCTGCATGCGCCGCTTGACTGGCTGGCGATCCAGACCAACCCGCGATGTGAAGAGCGGGCGGCGTTGGGGCTGCGGGCAAAGGGCCTGGTTGCCTATCTGCCGATGGTGCCGGATACGCGCAAGGCGGGTCGCAGCAAATGCGAAATCGACAATTCACGGCCCATGTTTGCACGTTATGTCTTTGTCGGACTGGCGCGGCGTGACCTGATATCCACAGCCGCAATTCGCACCTGCGACGGTGTTGAATGCATCCTCTCTTACCGTGAAGACAAGGCGCCGCACTATGTGCCGCGCAAGCAGATCGCGTTGATTGCTGAGGCAGCGCAGCAGGCGCAGTTGGGCAAAATAAGTGTTGTTGGTCATGGGTTTGAGATTGGCAGCGGTGTCGTCATCGTCTCAGGCGCAATGAATTTCAAGCACGGTGTGATTGAAGAATTGAACGACAAGCGCGGTGAAGCAAAAGTTGCAGTTGATGCGTTTGGAGGAACAACCGTTGTCACTGTGCCGGTTGACAAGCTCGATCTTGTTTGACCATTTTTATCGCAGGACAAATCCACGTGGATCTCCAGGGCTTGGGCGGCCAGAGCTGCTACACCAAACATGCGACCTGGACGCAGGACCCAGTCACACATAAGCCGCCTGACGATCAGGTGCCGTGTCGGCGCGATGGGTTCATATGGCGAAAGCGTCGAAATCACTTCAAATGCGGCTCGCAGCGTTGCGGGCCTTTTTCGTGTCTGGATGGATGGCAAAACTCACAAACCTTAAGCCCTTGATTAGTGGTGTTCCGTCGCGTGTTCGGTCGATGCCGAAAGTGACGACCAGTATCTACCGGTCGAGGGAATGGAAAGAGTTTGCGGCTGATGTGAAGCGTGAGCGCGGCAGCAAGTGTGAGCGTTGCGGGTCAACAAACCGTGTCATTGCCGATCACATCAAAGAGCTGAAAGACGGCGGTGCGCCGTTCGATCGCAGCAACATCGAGTTGCTTTGCCACGCGCACCATCAGCAGAAAACAGCAGAAGCAAGAAAGCGTCGCGCAACCGGGATCGCCTGACGGATAGGCAGGGGGTGGGTCAATCTCTGGATCAACCCCCGACGTTCTACCGGTGATGCTGTCACGCGGAGATTTTTTTCCGATGGACCAAGATTTTGACCTGTTCGGCAACCCGTTGGTGACAGCACCGAAAAAGGCCGGTCGCCCGAAGCACCAAAAGTCGGCGGAAATAGAGAATAAAATCAAGATGTTGCTCACCTTCGGTTGGAGCAATGAGCGGATTGCACGGGCCGTTGGGATCTCACAGCCGACCATGCGCCGGAATTATTTTCAGGTGCTCAAACTGCGTGAGTTCCAGCGCGACATGATGACAGCGGCCAAGGCCATGAAGCTTTGGGAGCTGGGTATGTCCGGCAATGTTGGAGCCTTCAAGGAATTTGAGAAACTGCTTGATCGCAACGACATGATGAAACTCGACGCGGATCTTCGAGCCATGCAGACGGAGCCACCTGCCGATGACAGCGACGACGATGCGCCGCGCAAACTTGGCAAGAAAGAACAGGCGCAGGCAGATGCGGAGCGCGCCATGTCAGACGGCGGCGATTGGGGCGCGGACCTGGCGTTTCGGGGTGCCGTGAATTGAACGCCGCTGCGCAGATCAAAGATCCGGGTTCGTGGTCGACCGCATGCCCGGATTGGAAAAAGCGGATTGTGAGCCGCGAGCCGCTGATTCCGGACCTACCACTTTTCACCGATGAGGCGGAACGTGCGCTGCGTGTCTTCAAGCGGCTGCGGGTTCCTGACATCATCGGCACGCCCACTTACGGCGATGTTTGTGATGAATGGGTGTTTTCTCTTGTCCGGGCAATCTTCGGATCTTTCGACGTCAAAACGCGGCGTCGCATGTTGCGCGAGTTCTTCCTGTTGGTGCCAAAGAAAAACGGTAAGTCCTCGATCGCGGCTGCCATCATGGTCACGGCAGCAATCTTGAACATCAGGCCAGAAGCGGAGTTGTTGCTGATCGCGCCGACAAAGAAGATTGCGGAAATCGCTTACAAGCAGGCAATCGGAATCATTCGTCTCGATCCTGAACTGGACAAGGTGTTCCATCCGCAGACCCACCAGAAGACAATTACGCACCGGGTCTCCAACGCGGTCATCATCATCAAGGCAGCGGAAGCGGATGTTATTACCGGCTCCAAAGCGACTTTCATTCTGATCGACGAAACACACGTGTTCGCAATGAAGTCCAAGGCGGCAGATGTCTTCGTTGAAATCAGGGGATCACTTGCAGCTCGACCAGATGGTTTTTTGCTGCAGATCACGACGCAGAGCAAAGCGCCACCCGCCGGTGTTTTCAAAGAAGAGTTGGACATTGCCCGGCAGGTTCGTGACGGCGAGCTTGATCTGCCATTGCTTCCAATTCTCTATGAGTTGCCGTTTGAAGTTGCCAATGACAACGGCTGGCGTGACCCGAAGACCTGGGGGATGGTCAACCCAAATCTCAACCGGTCTGTCGATGAAAGGTTTCTGCGCGATGAGCTGACCAAGGCAGAAGCCAAAGGAATGGCGGCGCTTCTCCTGTTTGCCTCACAGCACCTGAACGTTGAAATCGGTCAGTCTCTTGGCGGTTGGCGCGGGTCGCACTATTGGGCAAAGCAGAAGCTGCCCGAATTGGCTGACTTGGATATCCTGTTGGAGAAATCCGAAGTCGTCACAATTGGTATCGATGGCGGCGGGCTCGACGATCTGCTCGGCCTGGCTGTGCTCGGGCGCCACAAGGAAACGCAGAATTGGCTTTGCTGGGCTCATGCCTGGGCGCAGCGCGATGTGCTTTTGATCCGCAAGGAAGTTGCACAATCGCTCACCGATTTTGAAAACGCCAAGGAACTGACCTTTTGCGATGACGCGACCAGCGACATTGAGGGTGTTTCGGAGATCTGCCAGCGGGTCCTTGAAAGTGGCTTGCTTCCAGAAAAGTATGGTGTTGGCCTCGATCCGATGGGCGTTGCGGCCCTTGTTGATGAGCTGGCGCGGTGCGGCATCGGCGGCGACCTTGTTACCGGTGTCAGTCAGGGTTACCGGCTTTCCTCGGCGGTCTGGGGTATTGAGCGCAAGTTGAAAGACGGCACGCTTTGGCATGGCGGTCAGGGGCTCTTGTCATGGAGTGTCGGCAATGCGCGCGCCGAGCAGCGCGGCAATGCGGTTTTGATCACCAAAGAGACGGCAGGCAAAGCCAAGATTGACCCGCTGGTCGCTCTTTTCAACGCAGTCAAACTGATGGAAGTCGGCCCGGTCGCGGCCGGGTCTTCCGCATCCTGTCCGTGGGATGACCCGGACTTTTCCCTGGTGGCATGATGAAATTATTCGGACTTGGACGCAGGCGAGAAAAGCGTGCGGCGACGATCGAAAATCCGACCGTCAAAGTCAGCTCGGAAAACTTCCTTGAGTTCTTTGGTCTGTCGGGCGGCGGTGTTCCGCATGTCACGATCGAAACCGCACTCAAAGTGCCAGCTGTTCAGGCGGCAGTTTTGTTTCTGTCTCGCACGCTTGCAACGGTTCCGTTGCAGGTGTTCAAGCGCGACGAAAGCGGGCCTAAACGTCTCAGCGGTAAGCTGCAGACGATCTTGGAAGAAAACCCGAATGATGAAATGGATACGTCGAAATTGCGGCGTTATCTTTGGGAGCAGGTTTTTACCGGTGGCCGTGGCCTTCTTTGGATCGAGCGAAGCGGAAGCGCCGTCGAAGCTCTCTGGCCGATGGACCCGACGCAGGTCAGTGTGCGCCGCGAGGGCTTGAAGCTCTTCTACTTCTTTGATGGGCGGCGGTATCCGGCCAGCGACGTCATCGACATACCGTTCATGTTGAAGCCGAACGGCGTCCAGCATCGCGGCCCTATCGCGCTTGGCGAAAGGGCAATTCAGCTTGCCCTTTCAATGAATGATTACGGGTCAAACTTCTTTGCCGGTGGCGGAATTCCGCCCCTCGCAGTCGAAGGACCAATGCCGGCCAACGCAGAAACAATGCGCCGCGCCATTGATGACATCAAACGCGCCATTGATGTTGCTCGCGAGAGCGGAAAACCGATGTTCCAGATGCCGCCGGGATACAAGATCAGTCAGATCGGTTTCGATCCCGAAAAGGGGCAAATGACCGAAGCGCGTCTGTTTCAGGTTCAAGAAATTGCTCGCGTCTATCAGATGCCGCCCAATTTCCTACAGGACCTCAGCCGCGCCACCTTCTCGAATGTCGAGCAAAATGACTTGCATCTGGTCAAGCACCTCGTGGCGCAATGGTGCACGGCACTTGAGGGTGAATTGAACCTGAAATTGTTCGGCCGGATGAATGGCAAACGGTTTGTGCGTCACGATCTCGACGGATTGCTGCGTGGCGATTTCAAAAGCCTGATGGAAGGTCTGGTGCGCGGTGTCCAAGGCAGTGTTCATACGCCAAACGAGGCGAGGGAGCAGCGCGGCTTGCCGAAAGTGAACGACGCGGCAGCGGATCTGCTGCATATCCAGGGCGCTACGGTACCGCTTGGGACGTCCGCCGGAAAAGATCAAAACCTTTCTTCAGAAAACGAGGGTGACAATGACGGGGAAGCCTGAAACCGAAACGCGGTGCGTGGTTCGAGCTGTTGAGTCCCGTGCTGATGATGATGGAAAAATGACCGTTGCCGGGTATGCGGCGGTCTTCAATGAAGAGGCCGACATAGGTGGCTGGTTCATTGAGACGGTTGCGCCTGGAGCTTTTGATCGTTCCATCAAAGAGCATGACGTCAGAGCGTTTTTTGACCATGACATGGGGCGCGTCCTAGGCCGCAAGTCATCTTCCACCTTGCGGCTTGAAGAGGACAGCAAAGGTCTTTCCGTTGAAATTGACCTGCCGGACACGTCAGACGGCCGCGATGTCAAAACGCTGATCGAGCGCGGGGACATTTCCGGGATGTCTTTTGGATTTCGGGTGACAAAGCAGGAATGGGACGAAACCGGAGAAGTGCCGAAACGTACGATCCTTGACGTTGATCTCTTTGAAGTATCGATCGTGTCAATGCCCGCCTATGACGGAACCAGTGTCGCAATGCGCTCTCTTGAAGCTGCGCGCAGCGAACGCAAGCAACAGAATTTCAGCGCGGCGCAGCGTCGTTTGCGCATGAAAATGGACCTGGACATGAAAGTCCGGAGTAAAGCCTAGGGCGCGCGCCTGAAGGCCCAATTTCCAAAACTTGTGAAAATGGAGAAGGCATCATGCCGAGTAATCGCATTGTCGAGCTGCGCGAAAAACAATCGCAGCTTGTTGCCGAGGCGCGCGAACGTCTCGACCAGATCACCAATGAAACCGATGAGGCGCGGGCGAAAGAGCTGGAAGAGCAGCACGACGCCGCAATGGCTGAACACGACAGGATTGAAGGTCTTCTCGAGCGAGAGGAAGAGTTGGCCGACAAAGAAGCGCGGTTGCAGGAACGGCGCGAGCGTGAACGGCCACTTACAGATGTCAGCGGCAACGGGGTCGACACTCCGGATGAAGGCGCTGAAGTCACCTATCGCAGCGCATTCGCGAAAGTGGTTTGTGGTGTCGCGCCGTCGGATCTAACTTCGGAAGAACGCCAGGTCTTGCGTCAAGGCATGACAAAGTTTGAGGCGCGCACACAGGTTGGTTCCTCAGATGCCGCCGGTGGCTTCACCGTTCCGGAAGAGCTTGCGAACGTCATTATCCGCACAATGAAAATGTGGGGACCGATGTATGACGAAGCGGTTGCTACAGAAATGGTGACCGGCTCGGGCAATCCGATTCCGATGCCGACAGTGGACGATACGGCGAATGAAGCGGCGGCCCGTACTGAAGGCAATGACGTTGCCGATGACAACAGCGGGGACGTGACCTTCGGCCGGAAAGTGCTGAATGCCTATTCGTTCAATACGCCGTTTATCAAGTGGTCTTGGGAATTGGACATGGACTCCATTTTCAACATGGAGAACCTGCTTGGTGATTTGCTTGGTGAGCGGCTTGGTCGTATTGCCAACCGGCAACTGACAACCGGAAGCGGCAGCAATGCGCCAAACGGTATCGTTACGGCGGCGGGTGCTGGCCTGACGGCTGCAGCAACGAGTGCCCTGACTTTTGATGAGATCATCAGCCTTGAGCATTCCGTTGATCCTGCTTACCGCCGGGCGCCAAAAGTGCGTTACATGCTGAATGACAATACGCTCGAAGCGGTGCGCAAGTTGAAGGACGGCCAAGGAAACTATCTTTGGCAAAAAGGCGATGTCCGCGCGGGTACGCCGGATCTTTTAAATGGTCGTTCTTATTCGATCAATCAGCACATGGCTGACCTCGGCGCGAGCAACGTGCCGCTGATATTCGGCGACTTTGGCAAGTACTACGTTCGGAAGGTGGGTGCGCCGGTTGTCGGAGTACTTCGCGAGCGTTTTTGGCCGCAGGTAGGCATTGCGGGTTTGATCCGTTTCGACGGTGAGCTTGGCGATGCTGATGCCGTCAAAAAACTCACGATGGCTGCAGTCTAAGGACTTTCGGTTTTCGAAGGCAGGCGCTCTTTTGAGCGCCTGCTCTGTGAACCGAAAAGGAGACCCGAATGCCCTGGCTCAAAATGTTGACCCCAATGGCAGGTAAAAACTTCTCGTTGTCCATTGGCGACAAGACAGACCGTTTCAACGCAAAAGAAGCCAAGCGATTGGTTGAGGCGGGTTTGGCTGAAAAGACAACCAAACGCGACGATAGCCTTGTAGCTGTGAAAGAGCAGCTCAAAAAGGCGACCGCAGAGCGGGACGCGTTGAAGAAAACTGTCGGATCGCTTCAAGCCGAAATCCATGCATTGAAGTTGAAGTCTGTGCCTACTGGCAATGAGCAGGCCGTCCAGTCAGCCGCTCCGGAGACGCGCAGCTAATGTGGTATGCGCCGACCGTGATAACTGCGGCCAGTGGCTTGGTTGTAAGTCTAAGTGATGTCAAAGCTCGGTTGCGTGAAGATGCAAGCGACGAAGACGCGCTTATTCAAGACCTGATCTCGGAGGTCACGCGTGCGGCGGAAAGCTACTGCAACATCTATCTGCAGCAACGCACAGTCGATGTGCTCTGTGATGATTGGGGCGATCTTTGCCGGTTGCCTGTTGGGCCGCTTGCATCGGACGCCGTTCAGTCGATTTCCTATGTCGATCCAGACGGTGTTTCGCAAACGCTCGATGCCGCAGCCTACGAGCTGCGTTTGAATGGCCTGGACGCCGAAATTCGACTACCTGTCGGGGCTTCTTGGCCAAGCATAGAAACCGGGTCTCGTGTGACTGCCCGTCTTCAGGCCGGGTACGCGGAATTGCCTCTTGACGTGCGCCTTGCGCTTTACGAGCAAATTGCAACGCGGTTTGAGCATCGCGAGGCAGGAAAAATGGGCGGCCTGACAGGCTGGGAAAACCTTCTTGTAAACTATCGGCGTGGCGTCTGATGCGCATTGCGAGGCGAAACGAGCGCGTGACGTTTCAGGTGGCGGCGGAAGTGTCAGACGGTGGCGGTGGGTTTGACGTCACCTGGGGCGGTGACGTGACTGTCTGGGGTGCGTTCTTTCCAGAGTTCGGGCGTGAGAAGGTGCAAGGCGGGCGGATCGAAGCGCCGGTCGGGGGCACTTTAAATGTGCGCTATTCTTCCGATGTCATCGGTTTTGCCTCTGATGCGCGCGTGTTGATTGATGGTGAGCCTTACAACATCCGTTCTGTCACAAATCCCGATCAGCGGAAAAAAGACCTTGAATTCGTGGTCGAGCGCGGGGTCGCAACCTGATGGCTGACGGCATTTCAATGAATGTGCGCGGATTGAACAAGTCCATGAAGCGCATTCGGCAGGTTGCTCCGAATGTCGATCGTGAATTGGACAAGATGCAGGAAAAGTCAGCGCACGAATTCGTTGCCTTTGCTCAAGGTGTTGCCCCTGTGCGAACAGGGGACTATCGCGACTCTATCAATGCGAAACGTGTAACTGATACTGAAGTTGGCGCGACGCGTTCGTTTTCCCTCGGGGCCGTCAAGGCCGGTTCCAAGGTCGTCAGTGCGTGGGGGATCTTCGCGGACTGGATCTGGCACTTTCTTGAATTCGGTACGGTGGACACAGCCGCGCAGCCGCACATGCTGCCGCTGCTTCGTTTGTTGAAAAAACGCGTCGGCGGGCGCATGCGCCGAGCCGTGAACAAGGCGGTCAAGGACGCGCTGAAGTCGTGACAAGTTACGTCTGGCCGCTACAACAGGCGGTATATGCCGCACTTGTGGCCGCTGCGCTTCCCCATGTGGTGAAGATTGTCGATCACCGGATCGAGCGTCCTAAGGCAAACGATTTCCCGTATGTGCAGATCGGTGAAGACGGGCAATCGCTGCAAGATGACGTCAGCTGTGCGGATGGATCGCAGGAAATCCTGAACCTGCATACGTGGTCGCGGTCGCGTGGGCAGAAGCAAATCAAAGAGATTATGGGCGCCATTCATGGCGCTCTTCACAATACGGCGCTGACCGTTTCCGGTCTGGTGTCGTGTCACGTGTTCGTTGAAAGCGGACGCATTCTGGACGATCCGGACGGGAAAACCCGGCACGGCGTCACAACCCTTCGGATCTATTGTCGAGAGGCTTGAATCATGGCTAGCAAAGGTCGTTTGCTGCTCCTGAAAATCGGAGATGGTGCGACGCCAACGGAAGCGTTCACCAATGGCTGCGGGTTCCGTGCCCGCAATTTCACAATCAACAACAATATCGTGGACACCACGACGCCGGACTGTGCGTCTCCGGGAAACACCGTCACTTATTCCGGCGACTATGGCATCCAAACAGTCACGTTTTCCGGGTCAGGTGAGAGTTCCGAAGATGTGCAAAATTTGCTCCTGATGAATGCGACGCGCCAGCAATCCGCACAGAATATTCAGGTTGTCGTGCCAGGCTGGGGGATGTTTGAAGGTGCGGCGCTGATCGGCAGCTTTGAATTTTCCGGTGAAGTCGAAGGAACCATGGAATTTTCTTGCGAGATCACCATGACTGGCGCAATTACGTTCACGGCTGAAACATGAGGAAGCCGAACAAATCGCGTGGCGAAGTCGCTGTGACGGTGGCGGGTGAGAAACTTATCTTGTGCGCCACCATGGAAAACCTTGATCAGCTTGAGCAGGTAACGGGCGGTCTGGGGCTTGTTGAGTTGATGAGGCAGATTGGCGGATGCCATGGGTCAACTCTTAAAGCCGGTCTCGTGTCTCTTTCGATTGAAGGTGACCCGGAAAAGGCCTGGAACGGCCAGGTGGGCGCCGCTGAGTTTCCGAAAATCCAAGAAGCCGTTCAATCCGCGATTGTCCCGGATCTGGGGGGAAACGCGGAAGCCGAGGTGGAGAGCCGCTCGTAAGCTTTCCGCTTCGGCGCTGGTACAAAACGTCAGTTGCCCTTGGTTGGCGCCCTATCGATTTCTGGTCGTCAAGCCTGGTGGAGTTCTTCCTGGCGATTGAAGGGCACAATGAGCTGCACAGTGATGTTGGTACATCCAGCTTTACCGAAGAAGAGCGGGCCGAAGTTGAACGGCTAAAGGCAAGATATGGCAGACAATACTGAAAAACTGGTGCTTTTGATGGAGGCGCAGAACAAGGATGTTCTGCGTAAGATCAATCAGATTGAGCGATCGTCCAAGAAGTCCTTTAACAACGCGAGAAAGCCCTTGCGTTCGTTTAACCGCGACATGAAAGCAGCCGCCAACAGCGCTCGTGGACTTGCAGCCGCATTCGCTGGCGGTTTTTCCGGTGTGTTGATCGGTGGTGGAATTGCAAGTTTGCCTGGCATCGTTCGGGATGTTGTTGGTGAAGCGTCGAAGCTCGGCAAGGTTGCGGACAAAGTAAATCTGACGACTGACGCGCTTCAGCGTCTGCGATACGGTTTAGAGTTGACGGGCGTTGGCGTCAATCAAACCGATACCGCCTTGCAAAGATTCGCCAGGCGTGTTGCACAGGCCGCCAATGGCAGCGGAGAGCTGTTCGAAATCTTGCGGCAGAACAACCTTGCGCTTCGCAATCAAGACGGGTCAATGCGTTCTCAGATCGAAATACTGAGAGACTACGCAGATCTGATTAATAGGGCGGGCTCGGAGCAAGAGCAGCTCTTGCTTGCTTTTAAGGCGTTCGATACCGAGGGTGCAGGCTTCGTCAATGGGTTGAAAAACGGAGCGGTAGGGCTTGATATCCTTATGCAGAAGGCTGACGACGCAGGCGGTGTCTTGGATGAAAGCATTGTCCGCGAAGCTGAGCGAATTGACGATGCTTTTGCAGGTCTCTGGCGAAACTTTGAAATCAACGCAAAGAGCGCCATTCTATCTGCGACTCGGGGAATTTCTGACCTCGTTGCGCTGGTCCAAAACTCAGATTTTGTTCAGTGGCTAAATCGTGTCGAAAACATAGGTCGTGAAGCTGAGGTCAAAGCGTCTATCGATGTTTTGCGAGATGCGGGCGCTGCAGAGTCCGCGCTTCAAGGGCTGCAGCACAACGTTGACATCCTTAAAGACAAAATCCCTCACAACGAGAAGATTGGTTTTGACACTGCGGAGGCGGAGGAAAAGCTCGACAAGCTGATCAGTAAAGTGAACGCGCTGAAGACCAGCCCTGCAGGTCTTGCGAACGTTGACCCTTCGCTTTTACCCGTCGACCAAAAAGACGGCGAGGCTACGGAGAGGCCGCCGCGCGTACCGGGACGCAAACCCGCTGTACGCAATTTCACTGTGGTTCCGACAGGTGGAAGTGGCCGCAATGTCGAGGACCGGCAAGCGGATTCCGTAAAGCGCCTCATTGCGGCATTGGAGCTTGAAAGGGACGCGATAGGGCGGACCGCTGTAGAGCAACGGTTGATGAACGAAATTGCGCGCGCTGGTGCTGGTGCGACCGATGCGCAGAAAGAACAGATTCGTGCTCTCGTAACCGAAATCGAAAGTGCGGAAAGTTCGCAGCGCGCGCTGACGGAGGCGACGCAGTTCTTTCAAGGGCAGGCAATGACGGCCTTTGGAACGATCACCAGTCAGATAAATACAGGTAACGCAGCGCTCGACCGTTTTCTTTCAACGCTGATCGAAGCCAGTGCGCAAGCAGCCTTTTTTGGTCAGGGTCCTCTTGCCGGGAAGTTCGGCGGCGGTGGCGGCGGGCTGCTTGGTGGTGTCGGAAAGCTGTTTGGCGGGTTCTTTGCTGATGGCGGTCATCTGGGCGCGGGCAAATACGGCATTGCTGGGGAGGCCGGACCGGAGCTGATCAAGGGGCCGGCGAATGTCGTGCCGATGTCAAAGGCTGGCGGGTCGACAACAACCATCGTCAAGGTGGTGCCGTCCGACATGTTTGACGTCATCGTCGATGGCAAGGCTCAGCAAGCAGCGGCAACCGGCTATGCTATGGCCGCGAATGACATGTCGCGAAACTTCTCATCGTACCAGCAGCGCAATCAAGTGAATAAGGGCACCTGATGACGCTGACGACGTATCTGGATTGGCCACGCTGTCTTCTGCCAGCGCGGCATTTCGATCGTGGTTTGACGCCACAATCGGCAGGCGGCAATCAGCTGTCGCTGTCAGGCCGGTTGAACAATGGCGGTGTGCCGGGTTTCGGGATCTGGAAACCGCGGTTCGTGGAAACGCCGGTTCACAGGTACCGCGACAGTTTCATCGCCATTGAAGGCCAGGTGCTTGGCCGGGCGCTGCCGGTCATGGTGCCTTACTATCACAACGGGTTCTATCCCAAGGCGTCGGAGCCGGAAGACGTCCCGTTTTCTGATGACGCGACGTTTTCCGATGGTTCGGAATGGCTGTCATCCGGTACGCATGTGGTTGTCAAAACCTTTGCTGCTGCTGGCGCTGCACAGTTGACGGTTACCAAAATTGCGTGCGGGACAATCCAGACCGGTCACGTGTTTTCTATTGGCTTGCATCAATATCAGGTTCGATCGGTCGTCGACGACCAGACAGACAGTGAAGCCACGCTCCTGATTGCACCGGAGTTGCGAACTGACGTTTTGCCGCGTGATGAAGTCGATTTCGTCTTTCCGGCCGTCAAATGCCGGTTGATTGATCCGTCCGTTTTGTCTGTTTCCTGGCAATTCAATCAGTGGGCGTTCCCGACGATTGAGTTCATCGAAGACACATCCCCGACGATCAGCTGACGGTGTAGCGGATGGGTATTTACAACGAAGAGCAGATTGCGGTTTTGGCCACGCAGAAAGCCCGTGCGGCGCGTGCTTGGGAGGTCAGGTTTGCCAGCGAAACGCTTTACATCTGGAACGGCAATGTCGATCGCAAGCTGCATGATGACAACACCTATCAGGGTTTGCGTGGTCAGCTGACAGCGCCGGATTTCTCATTCTCGGGCAAGGCGGAAAATGAAACCGGATTGTTTCAGATCCGGGGTCTGCCTGGCGAGATCGAAGAAATGATCTGGGATGAAAAGGCGGAAGTGTTCGGCCGCTATATCATCGAGCATTTCATGCTGCTGACGGCCGATGATCTGACGCTGGTTGGTCCGGCCGTGCTTTCGCAGATTTACGTCATGCGCGGTGTTCAATCTGATCAGGAAGGCGCAACGGCGCAAGGTCAGCCGAACTACACTTTGAACCTGATGGTGGAAAGTCTCTTCAGTCAACGATCGGAAGCCGGATTCGGACGTTACACGCAGGCCGACCAAAAGGGTCGTTATCCGTCATCGAATGACAAGATGTTCAACTATGTGCCGATCCTGGCGCGCGGCAAGACAATTCAGCTGGTCTAGTGACAACACTTGACGACTATTTCGCGCAAGCAGCCCCTTGCGACTATGTCCGCAATGACTGTTGCGCTTTCCCAGGTGGTTGGGTCTGGGCGCAAACGGGAATTGATCCCGTTGCGGAATGGCGCGGGCGGTACCAGTCCGAAGCCGAGGCGTTGTCTTTCGTCGAAGAATGTGGCGGGGTTCCGCAAATCATGGACAAGGGATTGAAGCGCGCAGGTATGAAACGCACACGTGCGCCACGTGATGGCGATGTCGGGTGCGTTGCGATTGATGGTGTGGCGGTCGGCGCGATCATGAAAAGCGGCCTTTGGTGGGTGCTCGGACCACAAGGCAAATTCCCTGTGCGCAGCGCGCGCCTTTTGAGAGCCTGGACTTTCTAGAATGCCTCCTGTTGTTGCTGCTGTCGGCGCTTTTGTCGGCGGCCTTTCTGCTGCGGCCGGTGTCGGCGGCGCGCTGTCTCTTGCCGGATTGGCGGCAGGTGGGGCTTATGCGACTGGTGCGTCTATCGGCTTTGCCATTGGCGGGTTCATCACGGCGATAGGCGGTGTTGGCACGCTGGTGTCACTCGGGCTTGGCGTTGCCTCTTTGGCCTTCGGGCGTACGTCTCAGCCAAGTGTTGCGCCTGCCGCTCTGCCGTCGTCTCAAACCCAGATATCGCGCGCGGCCGTCGGGTATCGGCGCAAAGGCTGGGGCAAGTTGCGGGGCGGTGGTCATCTGGTCTTCCAGTCAGTCAAGGCCAACACAACAGTTTTTCCGGGGCAGAGCGGCAACAACATGTCGATGGTTGTTGCTGTTGCCGATGGTCCGGTCAATGCCATTACCAACTGGTACATTGACGGATCGGAAGTTCAAGTTGATGGCAGCCTGAATGTCACCACGTCGCAATATTCAGGCAAAGCCAAATTTGCTTATCGGCTTGGCACAGACAGCCAGACGGCGTTTTCAGAGCTGACCAGCGAATTCGGCGGCGAAGTTGACAGCGACTGGCGCGGGTTGGGAACCGCAATGATCCTGGCGCGGTTCCTGTGCGACAACAATACGTTCAACATGATCCCGAATGGCATTCGGACTGAAATCAGTGCGGTCGCCGAATATTCAACGGTCTATGATCCGCGCGATGCCTCAACCGCCTATTCTGCGAACGCGGCGCTTGTCATCCGCGATCAGCTGACAGCGGGGCCACTCGAAAATGGTCACAACATCCCCGTCGAGTTCATAGACGATGATCACGAAACTTACGGGTTCAAGGCGCAAGCCAACCTTGCGGATGTTCAAGTTGATGGGCCGGAAGCGACGACGCGGGCGCAGTGGGAACTGCACGGCTGGAACAATTACGGGGAGACGCCAGCAGCCACCTTGCAGCGCATGTTCGAAAGTTGTGACACGCGCCTGGTTCTGACATCAAACGGCAAGATCGGCCTTGCGCTTGGTGGGTGGATCGAGCCGACGGTCACGTTGACCGGCGACCACATCACGAAGCTCAAACGTACCGAAGGCAAGTATGAGGCCGATCAGGCGACGGTGATCAAAAGCCGGTACCTGTCACCCGCGCATGGCTATATCGAGCAAGACGCGATCGAATATGAGCACGCCAGTTTTGCGGAGCTTGGCCGCAAAGTTAAGTCGCTCGATTTCATCATGGCCGCAGATCACGGCCAATGCCGTCACCTGCAAAAGATCGGTGCGGGGCGGATCAACACGCCGACCAGCCTGGAAGTGCGCACGAATATCTACGGTCTTGCGATCCTCGGCGAACGCTATATCAGCGTTCGCTATGGCGACATAGACAGCAGCTTTGAAATAGTCGGCGACCCTGTCATGACCTTTGATCAGGAAGGGGTTGTTAATGGTGTCGAGTTCGCCGCGATCGCACTGACGCAGGCCGAAGTCACCTATGACGAAACGACGGAAGGTGTTGCGCCGCCCGAAGTGCAGCCCGACCCTGACAATGATCTGACGCCGGATGCGCCGACGCTTGCGGTATCGGTGACCGATGCGACTGCGACGTGCTCGATCTCAGGTCAGTCAAATGCCAATTACCATGTCGTTCGCTATCGTGTGGACAACGAAGATATTCCTCAGACTTACGGCAACTATGCATACGCGACCATGGAGCCGGGTGTAACGGCAATCGATATCCCACTTGCGGCTACAACAAGGTACCAGTTCCAAGTCAAGGCCGTAACGGCGTCGGGGCTGCAATCCCCCTATGAGCCAAATCCGGCGATCGATCGCACGACCAGTTAACTGCTGGTCATGTTGAGCTTTCGATAGCTGAGACGAGTTCCTCCACAATTTAACGGATGTGGCAATGTCTACTTCTAACTATGACATCGACGTAATATTGCGTGATCATATCACACAGGGGGATAGTGGGTCGGGTCCACACAAGCCCTTAAAGTCTCAATTGAGAGCCTATCTAAAATCCGTCGAGACGGGGACGCTTGACCGCTACAACTCAAAGGTTGACGTTGAGAATAATGAAGTTCGTTCGAGCGTACTTTCCGTACTAACTCACGGTTACACTGCGGCTGGTGATGGTGGCGGGGCTTTGTACAAGAGAGTCGACGCCGAGCCGAGTCACCCTGGTAAATTCAGGTCTGCTGATAGATATCTCACTGACGGCGGCACGGACGCCACAAATGGTGGTTGGTGGGAAATAGATGAGCGCATCACCACGCCAAAGATGTATGGTGCGATTGGGGATGGGGTTAACGATGACACGGTAGCACTTCAGGACTGCATCACATCTGGCCGTTTCATCGATCTGACCGGCGGTATCTATCGGATCACCGACACAATTCAAGTCGCAGTTAGCAAGTCAAAGATCTTTTCTGCGGCACTGACAACGCTGCAAGGGTTTGCTGTTCGGCAAGGTGCAATCTTGGTCGATAATCCCAGCATTGGCATCGCGCTCAATTGCACATCAACGGGAACCATATTCGAAAATATCTATATTTACTCGGCTGCGCAGATCACTGCAGAGGCGATTCATTTCGACCGTTCGGCGGGCTCTTCTTCGGATCGGGACCATCGCGTGATCGGCGTCTCCATAGTCAATTTTTCGACATGCATCAAGATGATCGGGCGTGGCTTGCATGTGAAGGATTGTCAGTTCTCGACGGCCACATTCGGGGTTGTACTAGATTGGCCTGCAAGCTGGACACCGAACGGCGCCGGTAATGATACGACAATCACCGCTGGTCGGTCTTACGTGATTACCAATAACCTGTTTCATGATTGCGACAATTGGGTCACGAATGAAGGCACGGAAAATCCTCAGAACATCCGCAGCGTCGTTGTGTCCGGGAATCTCGGAGATCTGGGGGGGTGCATTTTTCGAGGTGTGCTTGTCGATGGTGCAATCAGTGGCAACATCTGCAATCTGAGTGACTATGTCTATACAATGCGGATCAACGACGGCAGCCGGAATAGCGCAATATCCGGTAATGTCATGGGCGGTCTAAATGAAGGTGGCGAGGGTAATCAGCCAAATCACTGCGTCTACATGACACCGGAAACTATCGGCATCAAAAACATTGCTTTTACTGGAAACGTGTTCGGTCCAACGCACCAAGGGTCTATCAGAATAGACGGCGATGCAGCCACGACAAATATTTCCTTTGTAGGCAACACATTTCAGCAGCCGGGGTTGGATGGTTTCTCGCCAATCTATCTTGAAGGTGTCGTGTCCGGGGCGAAAGATTTATCTCTCATTGCAAACACGTTCGATCTGACGGGCTCTGCCGCCGCTACAATCATCGGCGGCGACAACAATGCCCTGATCCGTGTCCTCTACACAAACAACAGTGTGCAGAACAATGCGATTCCGGTCGCGCAGAGCAACGTCATTGTCTACCAAGACGGGCCTGCGCTTGGCATGGCGGAGTATGTGCACACTGTCTATTCAGCTCGCGGAGGAAGCAGTTGGGTCGCAGGTGATACGGTTGTCGGGGGGCATGTTGTCTACTCGGCCGATACCTCGGGCCCTGGTGCTGGTATCGTCGGCGGATACAAAATCCTTGCTGGTGATACGACGCTGAACTCGACCATCATGCGCCTTCTTGCCAAGGACTCATCAGGTGTCGACCATCCAACCGTCGACATAACCACCAGCTATATGCGTCCTGTGTTTTCCAATGAAATGAGTTGCGGGTCCTCCAATCGGCTTTGGACCGCTGTTTATGCAACGAATGGTACGATCCAAACATCTGACGAGCGGCTTAAAGACTTCGATGCGCGGCCATTGGGCGAACAATCTGCTGTAATTGCTGCTGCAAAGAAGATTTCTTTCAGGTCTTACCGATGGATAGATGATGACGGCAAGACCCACTTCGGTGTCAGCGCACAGGCCGTCATGGAGGCGTTCGCCAGTTTTGGCCTGGACGCTCTTGAATATGGTCTGGTCCGCGAAGAGGGCGGCTCGTTTTTTGTTTCCTACACAGAGCTTCTGGCGCTCAAGCTTGCTGCTCTAGAGACTGATGACCGTCCAGCGCACTGACCTCTACTGCAGTTACTACCCACCCACACTAGAGAACCGGTAAAGACATGCCGGAATAGGTGAAACATGGCACTTGCTACATTCGAGCGGGTGAAACCGCTGCTACTTGCCCATGAAGGCGGGTACTCTGGTGACCGTCACGATCCGGGGAACTGGTCAAGTGGCAAGGCCGGTGTTGGCCGTCTCATCGGCACGAACTACGGCATCGCAGCTCCAACTCTAATTGCCAACCGTTCGGGGCATGTTGAGGCGGACGATATGAAGAACCTCACACGAGACGAGGCGATTCGCATCTACAAGGCCCAATACTGGGACACCGTGCGCGGTGATGACCTTCCAATGGGTGTTGACTATTGCATCTATGACTATTCGGTGAATTCGGGGCCGGGGAGGGCGTCCAAGGAGTTGCAGCGAGTCGTTGGGGCGATTGCCGATGGTGTGATTGGACCCGCCACAGTAAAGGCAGTGGCAACTTGCGGGAAGTCCTCGTCCGAGATCATTGACGAAATCTGTGACCGCCGCTTGGCCTTCATGAAGCGTCTCCGGGTCTGGAGACGATATAAGAACGGTTGGTCACGCAGAGTTTCTGATGTTCGCATGAAGTCGAAGCAGTTTGTGATGGACTACCCGGTCACCGACTATGACAGCGAAGAGATTGTTCCGGTTCCGAAGGCCAAGCCAGAAGACAAAAGCGGTTGGAAAGCCTGGAAGACGCCCGACGCGATCACGAAGGGTCTAGGTGCCTTCTCTGGCCTTGGTGCAATCCTGAGCGGAACGGGACCTATCCAATGGGCATTCGCAATTGCATTTGTCATCGCCGCACTGGTTGGGGCGTATCTGGCCGTGCAGCACTTCAAGGACTCTGACTGATGTTCGGCCTTGGCAAGCTCCAGCTACTTGCGATCAGCGTGATTGCGGGTCTGGTTCTCACGAGCGGTGTCTATTGGAAAGGTCGTTTTGATGGCATCTCTTACGAGCGGCGCAAAACCCTTCAAACCACAATAAACCAGCTCAAAGAAAGGGCTGAGACAGATGCAGAAATTAGCGACATGGATATTCCTGAGCTGTGCGGCCTTCTTGGTGGTAGCGTGCGAGACGACGGGGAATGTGAGTGATGGTACTGGTTATTCCAAACTCACACCAAACGCATCCACACGAAAACATGTCCTGAAGAACGACTTGCCTTTTGCTCGGCAAGTCGCGGCTCACAACAGTCAGTGCGCTAAGGACGCGGGCTGTCAATGAGCGGTGTGGATTCTGGCGACGTTTGGCTCATTGGGATAGCGCTAACAGCTGTCGCCGCCGTAGGCGGAGTTCTGGCCCGAGACAGGGCTCAGGCACGGCAACAGCGGGACGCAGAGAATAAACTTCACGACCGTATCAGCCGTGTCAAAGAAGAGGTGTTGCAGGAAGTGAAGGTGCTTCGTGCGGACTTCACTGATTACAAGTTATCCGTGGCGCGTGAATATGCGTCTGTCGATCATTTGAAGGAAGTTGAAAGTCGGTTGGTGGATGCCATCGAGAAACTGACCGCAAAGTTAGAAACTATGCCGACGCGATTGGCGGCCGAAATCAAGCAGTCTTTGGGCAATGGTCCCTAAATCAAGGGGCCTTCCTGGTTAAATGTCTCGCCAGTCTTTCAGGCGGCGATATTGACGGTGTGAGGTGTAGAGAGGGTCTGGTGCTTTTTTGCCTGCACACTGGCCTCCGTCTTCCTGCCATTCATCATCGGTCAGGCATTCGTCGGTTGCCCTGATTATTTCGCCCTCTTCGAGTCGCCTGTATCTGCTGTCCCAAGTCATGTCAGGGGCCTCATTGTTCGGAATTGAGTGGGGCGGATTTGACGCCTATAACTTTGAACAGTCCCGCGTCACTAGGATCCATTTGGGCAATGAAGTACTCGCCGCCTTTGAACTGGTTCCGAGCTTCAGATTTTGCGATAGCAGCGCTAACCGGTTTGTCGAAGCTGAGCGTCAATATCACCTGATGTTTTCTTTGCTTTGCCATCGGTCAGGGGCCTCAATTTGGTACTTGCCTTGGAGCAGCGAAAAGGAAGTCCTTCACGGTCTGAAAGTTTCCGGTTCTACCGCCCGCCATCCGTCCGTTGCTGTACTCAAAACCCTCTTTGAGCCAGACGTGATATTTGTAATCAAATCCTTCAGCGTCACCGTCTTCACACGCCTCAACAGCGGGGTGGCTAAGGATTGCCTTGGGGCAACGGAATGGTTTCCTGGTGCGCTGCGGCGATGATCTTTCAATCCTCATGACGGGCCTCATTGTTCGGAATTGAGTGGGGCGGATTTGACGCCTATAACTTTGAACAGTCCCGCGTCACTAGGATCCATTTGGGCAATGAAGTACTCGCCGCCTTTGAACTGGTTCCGAGCTTCAGATTTTGCGATAGCAGCGCTAACCGGTTTGTCGAAGCTGAGCGTCAATATCACCTGATGTTTTCTTTGCTTTGCCATCGGTCAGGGGCCTCAATTTGGTACTTGCCTTGGAGCAGCGAAAAGGAAGTCCTTCACGGTCTGAAAGTTTCCGGTTCTACCGCCCGCCATCCGTCCGTTGCTGTACTCAAAACCCTCTTTGAGCCAGACGTGATATTTGTAATCAAATCCTTCAGCGTCACCGTCTTCACACGCCTCAACAGCGGGGTGGCTAAGGATTGCCTTGGGGCAACGGAATGGTTTCCTGGTGCGCTGCGGCGATGATCTTTCAATCCTCATGACGGGCCTCATCCTTGTGATTGTTTGAGCTGTTTCTGAAGCTCGATCAAAGCGGCGATTTGCTCATCAAGAAGCAGCCGCATTTTCTTCAATCTCGCAATCTCTAGGGCGTACTGCTTTTCCGCCCAGATCACTTGCTGATCGGCCATTTTCTAAGCCTCAGACTTTGACTCAAAACTATGTCATTAATTAATTCTTAACACTTGACTCTATCTACGTCAACAATTAAAGGTAAAAACACTTCAGAAATTGTGTGAAAGTTTGTCTATTGGGCGAATATCCATATGAAACGCGGGTCTACGGATACGCTCGCGTCAGCACTGACGATCAAGACTTGCGTCATCAGATTCAGGCGTTGGAAAAACACGGCTGCACATACATTTTCAAAGAAAAGCAGTCGGGCAAGAATATGAAGCGTCGCCAATTTGAGTGGCTGCGAAAGAGCCTTGCTCCTGGCGACACATTGGTAGTGACCCGGTTTGACAGACTTGGCAGAAATCTAGTCGAGCTTGAGCAGTTCGTGACCTGGCTGGAAGAGCGGAAAATTGAATTGGTCTGCCTGTATCAACCGATTGACCTGACAAGTGCCAATGGGCGCATGTTTTTTCGAATGCAGGCAGTGTTTGCACAGATGGAAAGCGAGCTTGCCTCAGAGCGGACAAAACGCGGAGTTGCCGCGGCTAAGGCAGCGGGAAAACAGGTTGGCGCGATCACCAAGCGAGAGCTTTGGGAGACCAAAGAGCCGAACAAAGCCGAGGCTATCATCGCTGACTGTGCAGATCCGGCAATGAGTATGAACGCCATTGCAAAGAAGTATGGGATCACTAATCAAACGCTTCGCCGCAATTGGGCTGCTGAGCTTCAAGACGCCGGAAAAATGAAGCGAACATAG